CGTCATCAGTAATCAAATCAATTACTTCGATTGGTTCCTTTTTAATTTTTACATTAGTATTGCATTTGGAAGCAGGACGAATAGTATCGCAACAACTGCAACAATTATTTTTAGGTCGAAATTCAGGCAAAGAAGAAATAAGATTTCGCAACGATTTATTTTCCTTTTTCAATTTTTTATTTTTATTCAATAACTTCTTCACAGCGGGCAGCTCCATAATGGCATCGAAATTATCCTTATATGTATTCATTTTCGTTAATATACAATACAAAATAGACTACTATTATAAATCAATTTTATGATAGTAATCCATATATCTCTAATAACTTTATATATCTATTTTATGCCAGTTTTCAGGGAAAAGGTCTTTTGTATTGTGATTATGTGCAGCTGGGCCAAACCACCGCGATGGATAACATACAACCGCATTTTGATTGTTCATATATGCTCCCCACCAACTAAATGAACTGTTTGCTATAATATTCGATTGACAGCAAGACATAATAAGCATTTGTTCCCAATCAGGAATATTATCATCCACTTTTGTAAATAGAATATCTGGAAATTCGGTTTGCAGTCGTTGAATCATATCAGAAACAACTTGGTTATCCTGCAACTCGCAAAAGTACATAACTTGTTTCGGTTCCGTTTCTTGAACCGAAATATATTTCAAAGATTTTAAATAATATTCATAAGGCATTATCGGGTGATAGTCCTGTTTTGTTTTATAATCACCTAATCGGAAATGCATACTAACAACTTGTTTCCTTTTTATAATATGTTTATAATGTTCGAGAACGTCTGTTTGTTGTTGCTCTAGTAATATAAGATTCTTAATCTCGTCCCAATGTTGTTGAAAATATTTATAACTTTGGAAATACCCAAAAAGACGAACATATTCACTATTTATATGTTCAGGAATGCATGTATAGTGATACCCGTTCTCTTTATGCATAGGAAATTTCGGAATATATGATGTAATGAGTGAATTTGCCTCATTCGCGCTGGTATAAGGAAGTAATGATTTGAGAAAAGAATCCCAAAATGTATTACGTACAACTCCACTATGCAATTGTGTTGAATATTCAAATACAAACTCACAATTCTGTCTCATACTATAAGAAATAACAGCAAATATCTGAAACAGTTGGTTTCCTAGACCACCCATTAAGTTGCAAGATACAAATTTCATAATAAATATATTGATTGATCGAATATATTTATATAGTTTATTTGAGTAAAAAACAAAAACTAAAACCCAAAATTTTCCTTCATAATCTCATTTTTAGAAGGACCTTTTTGTTTTTCACTTTGTCTTTTCACTTTATACCCAGTTCCATTGCTACTCGAATTATATTGGTTTGTGCTATTACTAGAATCATCGGTTTCTTCGTGTAGTTCAGGTAATATACGCGTGAGAGGCTTTTCAATAACAAGCAACATATGTTCTGATTTCAATAATTTACGATATTCTTGTATAGTTAGATTACCATAGAACTTATCAAGAAGGTAATATGGGTTCGGTGCAGGCCGAATATTCTTTTGATAATTATATACCTTCCCATAAATGCGGTTCAATAATTGGTATCTTTCGAACTTAGCAGAGTCATCAATATTTTCTTTCATCAAATACGCAGCAGCACATTCGGGACGACAAAACGACCCATATCCACATGTATTGCCGTCAAGTTCATACTTTGGAATATAGCAGGCCGGGTTATCATATTCATAAGTGCACCAAAAACAAGCAGATTTTTTATCAGGATTAGAATCTTTATATAATTGGAGTTTAATTTCCTTCAACTTATAATTAATATCCTTCAAATTCAATTGTTGTGATTCATTTGGTATATTCGTCTGAATATCATCTATAGAATCTCTACATTTGGTGCAAACTTGTTGTGATGCAAGTTTATTATCAGAGGGAACTGAGTATGCATAGTTAGTGTCTTGTTTGTTGGCATCTGTATTATAGTTCGAAAATGTATGATTAGTATCGTCATATGTCATAATATCGGGCGGTGCGATTGGTTTATATGACATAGGATTCCCGATCATAGCAGCACCATCAGTTTGCTGTATATCAATATCTTGCAAACAGCATTTTAAATGCAATATAATATTAGATAAATGAGCATTATCTTCATTTACTTCAATCGGTTTGGTAATTAGCTTACCCCCCTTAGGTTTTCGACCACGTTTCTTAGGAATAGGTGGTTCAGTAGGAATATCGATAATAGGTTTGTCTTCATCTACCAAATCAGTCTTTTTCTTTCTACCTCTCTTCTTTTTAATTACTTCAGTCGTATCGGCTAACGCATTAATATCCATTATATTCTAAAAGATCAAAAAAACTATTTATATTGTTTGAAAAATGTTTTTATGCGATGGTATTTTGGACTTGATAACAAGATCGACATAGAGGCATATAATTATCTGAACCTATAACTACTTGATTTTGTTCGCAAGAAATCCGGTGTGAAAATATAGCATAATTATTACATTTCGTGCAATTAGAATGCAACTTAACAATGCAATCACTATACGGTATTAGATCGAGTAAATTACCAAACTTATTTCGTTTAAAATCTCCATCTAATCCGCAAACAAACACTTTTTTGTGCATTTTTTCGACAAGTGTTAAAACACTATCATAAATATCTTCAAAGAATTGTCCTTCATTTATAAGAATAACGTTTGCGTTTAAAATATCTTCGTGAGAAAGAAGTGATTGAATATTATCAGCGAAGATGCAGGGAATCAATACTTTATCGTGGGTAGATAACATAGTGTCGTGATATCTAGTATCCTTAGAATAATTAATAGCCACCACATTTTTAGAAGAACGACTATGTTTATTATATATTTCTACTAGCCGAGTGGTTTTACCAGAGAACATAGGTCCTAGTATAATTTCGAGATATCCGTTATTCATATTGTATAATTATATATATAATCAATAGATTAATTGTTTAATCAATTTTTATAGTAAAAATATTATGACAGAATACAAACATAGATAGAATCGATATAATTATATTAATGCAAAATACAGACAATATACCTTGGGTAGAAAAATATAGACCTACGAAATTCCGTGATATCGTATTAGGCGATATGAACCGAAAGATTTTTGCGAATATATTAGACAAGCAATATTTCCCCAATTTATTGTTCTATGGTCCCCCCGGAACTGGAAAAACGACGACTATTATGAATATGATAGATGATTATAATAAGAGGTATGCTACGAATAGTAAAGGAGCAGTGATGCATTTAAACGCATCAGACGAAAGAGGAATTGATATTATTCGAAACAATATATTACAATTTGTGAAAACAAATAACTTTTTTGAGAATTGTGTAAAATTCGTGATCTTAGATGAAGTGGATTATATGACAAAAAATGCACAACAAGCGTTGAAATATTTACTACAAAGCAGCAACTACAATGTAAGATTTTGTTTGATATGTAATTACATAAGTAAGATTGACGAATCATTAAAGAATGAATTTTTATGTGTCCGGTTTAACCAGTTGCCCAAAAACGAAATACATACCTTTATTGTGGATATATGTAATAAAGAGGAAGTTGATATTACAGAAATGCAAATAAATAAATTATTGGATGCATATAATTCGGATATTCGAAGTATGATAAATTTTATACAGTTGAACAAAGATAATATGCATAATCCCGATTTTATCTTATCAAATGAAATATGGAAAAAACTCCATACATTTATAGTTGAACAAGAAGAATATAATACAATAAATGACTATATTCACGAAATAAGTATTCATTTTAATTGTGATAAGAAAACGATTATTAAAAAATATATGGATTACATTGTTCGTCATAAAACAGAGTATATAACACCTGATTTTTGTCATCTTTGTGAGACTATATTACATAGTCCAGAAATAGATATGCAAATATTATTAAAGCACTCTATATATAAATTACAAAAACTCTTTCAACAATAAAATTGATTTAAACAATAATATAAATATTTTTCTTTATATTAATTATATATGACATCAATTGACGACGAATGGCAAAGCTACTTAAACGGGTCTACCAGCGATGATTTTCAATTCAAAAGTATTCAACAACCCGACCATACCAATAAAATAGAACAAACTGCTCCGGAATGTCAAGAATTATATATATCTACTACTACCAAGGTTTTGTATTTTAATCGGCCGGTAGATATTAATGAAGTATTCTGGAAATTACCAATTATTAAATATACTTCACCTGAAAATGGAATTGTAAAAAAACAGATGAAAATAGTGTCAAAATCTCCAGAGGAATATGAATTATACAAAGACAAAATAAAAAATTTGGAATATTACCAAGAACATATTATTAAACAGGTTCATAATCCGTCCGCACGGCGTCTGAAGTTTAAAGATGAACGTAAAATTACAGTTGGAATGTCAAAAAAAGACATTATGAATTGTAGAGGAAAGGTAAAAAATGCTTTTTATAATTGTTTTGCTATTATTATTCGGTTTAAGTATGAAGAAGCGTTTAAAGAAATTCACGTAAAAGTATTTAATACTGGAAAATTAGAGATTCCTGGGGTATTGAATAGCGGATTGTTAGATAAGGTGAAAATACTTATTATGAAATTTATGCGTAATCATTTCGAAGGAGAACTTAAATATATAGACGAAGATCTAGAGCAAAACGTATTAATCAATTCTAATTTTAATTGTGGATTTTATATTAATCGAGATATATTGTATAAACAACTGCGCAGTAATGTATATAATATCGAAACTGCATATGACCCTTGTAGCTATCCTGGTGTAAAATGTAAATTTTATTATAATAACCACAATTCTCATAATATTGAGGACCAAAAAGGTCTAATCGATAAATGCGACCGAGGTATGAAAACATCAGAATTGGACGACAATAAGAAATATACAGAAGTGTCCTTTATGGTTTTCAGAACAGGTAGTAGTTTAATTGTCGGCAATTGCACTGAGAAAATACTAAGATTTGTGTATGATTTTATTAAAAACATTCTTAAAATAGAATACCAGACTATATATGTTCCGCCAGATAATGTCCCGATAAAAGAAAAAAAGGAGAAACTAAGAAAAAAAATAATAAGTATTGATACCTAAATAGGTTCGTATAACCATTTAACTAAACCCTTGATGTTATTTTCTTCAATGTTTTTATAAATCGTTTTTTTTTCTATATAAAATTTTAACAAAAATACTTCGTTTTGTTCTATTGTTTTATACTCTGCGAGTTTCATTGTCTTATTATATTCTAGTATTTCTTGTAATATTTGCATATATGTATCATAATGCAATTCTATCTTATCTTGCAACATTTCAATATATGAAATTGGTGATTCATATGAACCAGATAACCGCATATACGGTTTAAGAACTCGTTTCGATAATTGCAGTCGTTCTTTGAATGTAAAATTCATATTGCCCCAATAAAATAGCGTATTTACCATTTTTGATAAAGAAGAGAACCATTCACGATAATCGCGAGTATGTAAATTACTGATTTCTTCATCGAAGGTCATTATATTTGTAATGGTATCAAACAACTTACTATCATTACCGTTTTGCAATTCGAATATGGTTTTGTTATATATGAACAACACCGCATCACTCTGATTTAATGAGTTTTGTAAATTGGATTTATGCACTTGCTCCATATATTCAATATAATAAAAAAACGTTTTCTGTGCATAATAATAAGCCTTTTCTATATTTTTTGTCTTAAATAATACGTATTCAAATACACGATTAATAGAATTTAATCCAACGAATGTGCATACAGATATGTTTAATTCGGGAACAGATACCAATATAGTTTCTAATTGTATTAAAAAATCGTCGACAAGTGTATAATATTTATTGATTATACGAGTTTTTATACTCGTTTCTGACCAGAGCCCGCCATTATTCATGGGTATATACTGATATCATATTTTTTATAGATAGATAATAATATTTAATTTATAAGGTATTTAAAGTTATAACCAAAAAATAGAGTATAATGGCAAATAACGACAAGCAAATTGAGAGTTCACCCGGATATAGACTTCCTAGTGAAAAAACATTGTTACACGTATCCAAGCTTTCAATTATTGAAGATAAACCTATTATGATGGACTATTGGACAAACTCTTTGGATAAGACTGTATTGATTGGGGTGAAAGAAAATAATGAAAAGCTACTTGTCAAGAGTGAAGACGAATATACTAGTCCTATCTCTAAAATTTATAGTCTGGAGACTGAATATATCATTATGACTGAGAATTCTATTTATATTGTTGATATTAAGATTCCAACAAAGCGCATCAGTGCTTAGATCAGGTGAATCGTAGTAAGTAATGTCGCCTATATAAATTATATGTAAAATTTTGACATATAATTTATTCTTTATTATATATTTTTTATAAAATCGCTGATATATTTTTGCGAGTTTCTTCATCTAGTTTTTCGGGAAATACTATATCAAACTTAATTATTAAACTGCCCATATCGTTTTCTCGTTTCATACCCATATTCGGTATGACACGTTTGAAACCAGGTTTTATTACTGTGTAATTATCATTGTTGTTTAAAGAAAATGTCTTTCCGTTTAAATAAGTGAATTCCGTAATAAATCCACACAACGCTTCTTTCAATGAAATCGATTTATTCATAATAATATCTAATCCTTGGCGTATATATTGTGTATTGTTCTCAATTGCGATAGTTATATTTATATTACTGTTCATATCATTTATAATATTACCCCTATCGTGAATTGTTACGACTTCATTATTGTTTACTCCCGATGGTATATTTACATACAAGGTTTCATCTTCTTTTTTTATTTCTCCCTCTTTTTCAATATGCCTAGTTATTTCAATTTCTACAACGCAACCTGTAAATGCTTGTTCTAAAGAAATCACTGTCTTCTTATTTATGTGATCCGGTTTTCTAACTGTGTTAAATTGTGTTCTAACATGAAACTGACCTGGTCCGCCAGCATTATGAAACATTCTAATATTCTGCCCTTGCGCCGTATGCATGTGTGGTTGCATTCCAGGCATTCCGTTGAACATCATACTAAAAATATTATTCAAGTCTTGGAATTCTTCAGCATTTGGCATATCGCCCATATTAAAACCGAGCTGTTGTTCCATATCATATTTTTTTCTCGATTCTGGCTTGCCTAATATATCATATGCACCATTTATTTCATTCATTTGTTCGTTTGTATCTTTTCCTGGATTTCTATCAGGATGATACTTCATAGACAATGCTCGGTAAGCCTTTTTTAGGTCGCTCTCAGATGCATTTTTTGGAACTCCTAATGTATCATATAAATCCGATGAACTCATTATAAGTTATTATTATTATCAACGGTTTATATAATATTTTTCGTAAATGTTATATAAATATAATTTTTGGTATCTGTATATATGAACAATCATTCTACATTTATTACAAAATATAAACCCTATTTTATCGACAAATTCACTGATAACAATCAATTAATTAATACAATTAAAACATTAATCGACTTGGATAGTTTAAACATTCTATTAGTAGGGGACATTAGTTCTGGTAAAACCACCCTTTTAAGTTGCATTGCAAGGGAATATTATGGATTACAAAAGCATAACAACCTGCCAGAAAACGATACGCTTATCATCAACAACCTAAAAGAGCAAGGAATCCAATACTTCCGTAATGAAATGAAAACATTTTGCCAATCAAGAAGCTCTATCCGCAATAAGAAAAAATTAGTTATCATCGACGATATTGATCTAATTAACGAGCAGGGACAACAAGTATTTAGAAATTATATCGACAAATATTCGAAAAATATTCAATTTATTTCTGTTTGTAGTAATATTCAAAAAGTAATTGAAAGCTTACAATCGCGCCTACATATATTAAGCATACCTCGACAAACAGATACATATATCCGGAGTGTAATGATGAAAATTATTGAAAATGAAGGTATGCATATAGATAGCACTGTGCAAGACTATCTACTTATATCATCTAACTACTCCATACGCACACTCATTAACTTTTTAGAAAAGATATTTATTTATAGTGATAACATCGGATTAGAAGAATGTAAACAATTATGTTCAACTATATCAACCCTTCATTTTGACAGTTATTATAATAAAATAATTGATAACGATTTAACGGGTGCAATCAATATTTTATATCATATATATGATTATGGTTATTCTGTAATCGATATATTGGATTTTTTATTTCATTATACGAAGACCTGTTCATTCATTGAGGAAGATTGTAAATATAAAGTAATTATCGAATTATGTAAATATATTACTATTTTTCATAATATCCACGAAGACAGTATTGAACTTGCGCTAATTACAAATAATATTAATTCTATTATAAATAATGTAGCTTTGTGAATTTAGTAAAAAGTAGCATTATTTTTTATTCTAAGTATGTATAAGATGAATTTCTTCTTGAATACATTCGGTGGTCGTAAAAGCCTCAAGAAAACGAACACTCCTTCAATTAAAGAAGTTGATGCTGCTGAGAAGGCAGCTGCAGAGAAGGCTGCTGCTGAGAAGGCTGCTGCTGAGAAGGCAGCTGCTGAGAAGGCTGCTGCTGAGAAGGCTGCTGCTGAGAAGGCTGTTGCAGAGAAGGCTGCTTCAGAGAAGGCTGCAGATGAGAAGG